TCCGGGCGCCCGGACGGGGCCGTAGCGGCGCAGCGCGGGGGTGGTCTGTGACCGCGCTTCGATACGTCGAGGTCTGCGCCGGCGCGGGCGGCTGGGGGCTCGGGCTTCACCGCGCAGGGTGGACCGGTACGGGCATCGAGCTTGACGCCGTGGCCGCGGAGACGCACCGCGTGAACGTCGGCCCGTGTCTCACCGCAGACATCACGACCGCCTCGGCGCCGCGTCCCCTCCTCGCCGCCCTCCTCACCCGCGCCCTGCGCGGCCCCGCGCTCGCCCCTGCACACCGCGCGGCGGGCCTGATCGTGCGGCGCCACGGGTACGACCCGCGCAGCGTCCCCGCGGGGCTCGTGGAGGCCGCGGACGCGATCCGCGAGGCCATCCGGGCGCGCGTGTCGCCCGACGCCCGTGCGGGCGTCCTGGTGTCGGTGATCCGCGAGCTGCTCACGGACTATCCGCGCGGGCTCGCGCTCGACGCGGCGCTGGTGCGGGCTGCGGCGCGCGAGGGCGTGGCGCTGCGCGAGACCGAGGCGATCGATCTGCTCAGGGAGATGGCGGAATGACTGGAAATATTGACGCACAGCGCGTTGACGCGACCTGTGCCACCTGTGCCACTGTGGCCGCGGCGCACCCGCACCGCGTCGCCAGCCCCGTGCCTCGCCGTGCCTCGCCGTGCCCCGCGCCCGCGCCGTGCCGCACGACCCACCACAAGGGGTGTGCGTGCTGGGAAGCACAGCGCGATGCCGCGATCGAGCAGGCTCGGCGATGGAAGGCGATCGTCATGGACCGGAGGGGGCGATGACCCGCGTGTTCCGCCTCGAGGATCCCGACGCGCCCGACGATGCCGGGCCCCGCACCGGGGTGCGCGAGCGGATCACGCGCGACGAGGCCGACGAGCTCGTGGCTGTGCGTGCGCTGCTCTGCGAGCTGCGCCCCGACCCGAGCGGCCCACTGGGATGGTCACCGCTTCGCGCGGAGCCCTTGCACGACGACCCGAAGCTCGGGGCCCTCGCGCGCCGCATCCGGGTGCAGCAGTCGACGGACCCGTCGCCGGTGCCGAAGGACGCGTTCGCGTCGTCCGCGCCACGCGCGCCGTCGTGCGAGGTCGACGACCGCATCCGCGTCATCGAGCGCGAGTGCTTCGAGGCCGCCGCCGCGCTGACCTGGCTGCAGCGCCACGGGACGCTCGCGCAGGGGCTCCCGGCGCTCTACCGCGCCCTCGGGGATGCCGTCGCGGACAGCGCGAAGCGTGCGCGCTGGGGCAAGGCGGGCCCGCTCCTCGACGAGAGGCGGCGCGTGCATGGGCGGCATCTCGTCGAGGAGGCCACGCGCTGGTGGCGCGGGGAGATCGCGCGATGCGCGCCGATGGGGCGCGGCTGCGAGGGGATCGAGACGGGACGGATCTGCGCGGCGGTGTCCGCGCGCTGCAGGAGGACGAAGGCGTGAGCGAAGATCCTCAACACCCTGGGCTTCGGGAAGGCGCGACCATGGCCTTGACGCCAGCTCAGGTATCTGCCTAACCTCATAACGAACGCCAGAGCGCACGTGCCAACGGCAGAGCTGCGCCCGCGTCTCGGGGAACCGCGATGGACGAGTGGATCGGGCCGCACGAACTCGCCGCCATGCGCGGCTCCTCCTACGACGCCGCCCGCATGTGGATCGCGCGCCGGGCCCGCGAGGGGCTCAGCACCCGCGAGATCCCTTCGCGCCGCGGGCGCCCTGAGCGCCAGATCCTCCGCTCCCTCTTGGAGTGACCCATGCCTCCCTCGAAGCCCCGGCGCCCCCCGCGGGTGATCCCCCCGTCGCTGCACGCCGCCGTGCGCGCGCGACTGCGGGAGGTCGATCCGACGACGGGGCAGCCGTACACCCAGCGCGCGGTGGCCGCGTGGCTCCGCAGCGAGCACGGAGTCCGCGCCTCGCGCATGTCCGTCTGCCGCCTCGAGGCCGCTGCCAGCGCGCGCGGTGACGAGCTCATCGTCCGCGCGCTGCGCGAGGAGATGCGCGACGCGGTGGAACCCGCGAAGCGCGTGCTCTCGCGCGCGGTGCGACACCTCGGGGCGCTGATCCTCGAAGAGACCGACGTCGCGAAGGTCGCCACCGGCGTCCGCGCGGTGACCGGCGCGCTGGACACCGTCGCGAAGCTCGGAGGCGTGGCGGCCCCTGTCTCTGTCGACGTGACCTCCGGTGGACAGCCTCTCCCCGACGCACACGCAGCCCTCGCCGCGGCACTTGCGCGCCTGGCTCAAGAGCCTGGACCCGAAGGCCCGGGCGCAGCTCCTGGCGACGCTCCCGTCGTCGACGGCTGAAGCCCTCGTCTACGACTGGAGGATCTGGGCGCGCGACGCGCAGCTCGCGCCCGACGGCGACTGGATCTGGTGGCTCGTGCTCGCCGGGCGCGGGTTCGGGAAGACGAGGACCGGCGCCGAGTTCCTCCGGCAGCGCGTCGCCGAGGGCGCGCGCGCGATCGCGCTGATCGGTCCGACCGCCGCCGACGTGCGCGACACGATGGTGGAGGTCGGGCCCGGGTCGATCCTCAAGAACTCCCCGCCGTGGGACACGCCGATCTACGAGCCGTCGAAGCGGCGCCTCACCTGGACGAAGACTGGCGCCGTTGCGACGCTGTTCTCCGCCGATGAGCCCGAACGTCTCCGCGGTCCCCAGCACGACACGATCTGGGCCGACGAGCTCGGCGCCTGGAAGTACCAGCGCGAGACCTGGGACCAGGCCGCCTTCGGGTTCCGCCTCGGGACGCCCCGCGGGATCATCACCACGACGCCGCGGCCGACGCCGGTGCTCAAGGAGATCCTCGCGGATCCCACGGTGACGGTCACGAGGGGGAGCACGTTCGAGAACGCGGCGAACCTCGCGAAGCCCTTCCTCGACCGACTCCTACGCCGGTACCAGGGAACGCGCCTCGGGCGACAGGAACTCCTGGCGCAGCTCCTGGAGGACACGCCCGGCGCGCTGTGGACCCTCGGGCTCTTCGAGAAGACGCGCGTCCACCTCGCGCCGCAGCTCGCGCGCGTCGCGGTCGCCGTCGATCCCCAGGCCGCAGAGCCCGGCGCGGACCCTGACGACGAGAACGGTGCCGAGACAGGCATCATCGCCGGCGGCGTCGACGAGCGCGGGGACGGGTACGTCGTCGCGGACGTCTCGGGGCGCCTCTCCCCAGGCGACTGGGGCGAACGCACGGTGCTGCTGCACGACGAGCTCCGCGCCGACTGCATCGTCGGCGAGGTGAACAACGGCGGCGCGATGGTGCGCCACGTCGTCGAGACCGCCGCCGAGAAGCTCCATCGCGAACGTCGCAGGCCGACGCCGCGCGTCGTGTTCCGCGCCGTCAACGCGAGCCGCGGCAAGCACACCCGCGCCGAACCCATCGCGGCGCTCTTCGAGCAGTCGCGCGCGCACCTCGTGGGCGTGCACGCGAAGCTCGAAGACCAGTCCTCCACGTGGGTGCCCGGGCAGAAGAGCCCCGACCGTATGGACGCGATGGTGTGGCTCCTGACGCACCTGATGCTCGACGCATTTCAGGCAGACCCGGAGGAAGAGACCTTCCGCGCGGGGCGCCGTCGCTGACCCCTCATGCTCGACCCCGAACACACCACCGCGGTCTCGCCGCCGACGCTGTCGCGCACGTTCACGTCATGGTCCGTGGACGATCTCGACGCGGCCGAGGCGCTCACGGGCGGCGGGAACCTCCAGCGCGCGGCGGATCTCTGCTGGGCATTGATGGGCGACGGGCGGGTGCGCGCCGCGCTTGAGACGCGGGTTAAGGGGTTGCTGCGGCTGCCGCTCTCCTGGGACGAGCGAGGTGACGGGCGCCGATCGGGGCGCGTCGCTCGCGCGCTCGAGAACGGGGACTGGTACGACGCGCACTCCGAGGCCGCGCTCTACGCGCTCGGCGCGTGGGGCGTGCTGCTCGGAGTCGGTCTCGCGCAACGGGTCTGGGTGCTGCGCGGCGGACGCCAGCTCGGGGTGCTGAAGCCCTACGACGTGCGGCACCTTCGCTGGGACCCGCACGCGCGTCGCTGGTACGTGCGCACCGCATCGGGTGAGGTCGCGATCGTCCCCGGTGACCGCCGCTGGGTGCTCTACGCGCCGTCGTGCAGCGGCACTCCCGACGGCGACGAGCGCCCCTGGATGTACGGCGCCTGGCGCGCGTGCGGCCGTCCGTGGCTCGGGAAGTACTTCGCCTGGGGCGACTTCAACGAGCACATGGACCGTCACGGCTCGGGGATCCTCACGCCTGAGTACGTCGACGACGTCACGAAGGTGCCCTCGAAGGAAGTCCGCAAGGACCTCTCGAACACGCTCGGCAACCTCGCGGGGGCGAAGTCGGTGGTCCCGCCGCCGGGCGTGAAGAAGATCTCGCTCGTCGAGGCGGTCGCGAACACCTGGAAGATGTACCCGGAGGCCATCCGAGTTGCCTCGCAGGAAGTCGTCATCGCGGTCACGGGGCAGGCGTCCTCCACGGAGATCACGCAGGGGCAGGACACCGGCGCGACGCTGCACGGCAAGGTCCGTCAGGACCTCATCGATGCCGATGCGCAGACCCTCGCGACGTGCCTTCACGACCAGGCGCTCGCCGACTATGCGGAGATCAACTTCGGTGACGCGGGGCTTTCTCCGTGGCCGCGATGGAAGACCGACCCGCCCGCGGATGCGAAGGCCCGTGGCGACGCGATGAAGGCGCTCGGTGACGGCATCACCGCCCTCGACGCTGTCGCGCCCGAGGGGATGCGCGTCGACCGCAAGGCCGTCTTCGAGCAGGCGGGGATCCCGCTCGAAGACGCTCCGGCCACGACCGCGCGGCCGCCCGTACCCATCCCGCAGGAAACCCCGTGAAGCGATACCTCACCCTCAGGGAGATGCGCGCCGAAGGGCGCGACCCGCTCTCGATCCTCGGCGCCGATCGTGCGCTGCTGCTCGATCACGCATGGCTCTCGCGCGTCGAGGCGGGCGCCCCGATGATGTTCTGGGGTGAGGACGACGACGAGGCCGATGAGGCTCCCGCGCCCACGCCGTACGAGCTCGCCGACGGCGTCGCGGTGATCGACGTGGAGGGCCCGATCGCGCAGCGCGGGTGGCTCTGCATGGACGGCTACGACACCATCGCGCGGGACCTCGAGCACGCGCTCAACAACCCAGGCGTGCGGGCGGCGCTGCTCCGCATCAACAGCCCCGGAGGTGCCGCTGCCGGCGCCTTCGAGTGGACGGGGCGGATGCGCGACCTCGTGGTCGCGAGCGGCAAACGTGTCATCGCCTACGCCGATGAGATGGCCTTCTCCGGCGCCTACGCCGTCGCGTGCGTCGCTGACGAGATCGTGGTACCGGAGACGGGCGCCGTTGGCAGCGTGGGCGTCGTCGCGGGGATGGTCTCGTGGGCGAAGGCCAACGAGAAGAACGGCGTCGACGTGCGCGTGATCCACGCGGGCGCGGAGAAGGTCGACGGGTGTCCAAACCTCCCGATCGACGACGCCGCGGTCGCCCGTGCGCAGCGTGACGTGGATGCCCTCGCAGGCGTGTTCAACCGCTGGGTGGGCTCGCGTCGTCGCATGGGCGTGGAGGCCGTCGCCGCGCTCGAAGCGGGCACGCGCACGGGCCCGGAGGCTGTGACCTCCGGGCTCGCAGACCGTGTGCTCGGCTTCCACGCGCTGCTCGCGGAGATGCAGCAGGCCGCAGCCCGATCGAACACCGCGCCCGCGAAGGGGCGCACCACCACCGCGCGCGCCGCGGTCACGAGGACCATGGACGAGAACCTCCAGGCGCTCTGCGCCGCCACCGGCATCGCCGACCCCAACCAGGCGCTCTCCGCCGTCACCGCGCTCTACGCCTCCGTCGCGGAGCTGACCGGGAAGACCTCGCCCGACGAGCAGATCGGCGCCCTCAGCGCCCTCAGCGTGAAGGCCAGCGGCTACGACGCCGCCATCGCGCGCGCGGAGAAGGCCGAGAAGGCCCTCGGCGACACGAAGCTCGATCAGCTCATCGCCCGCGGCATCTCCGAGGGCAAGCTCACCCCCGCGCAGTGCGCCGCGCCGGACCCGGCGGAAGGCCGCCCCGCGGGGTGGGCCAGGCGGCAGTCGCCCGAGAGCCTGGAGGCGTTCCTCGCGGACGCGCCGCGGGTCGTGCCCGCGGGCGAGATCAAGCAGCCGGACAGCAGCACGACGACCGGCTGCGGGATGCCCGAGGACGTCGCCGCGATCGTCGCGAAGGCCAGCGAGAGCGGCTGGCGCGCCCTTACGGACGCCGAGAAGCACCGCATCACCAAGCACGACACCAAGCTCGCCGCGCGGCTCCGCGGCGCGAAGTCTGCCGCCTGAACGCGGCACGCCTCTGACCTCACTCCACGGAGACCACCCCAATGGCCGCAACCCGTCGCTCTGACATCATCGTCCCCGAGATCCTCGCCGAGGGCATGCCCGGCGCCTTCGCCGGCATGAACCTCCTCGCCGGTACCGGCGCCGTCACCGTGAACCCCACGCTGCGCGCGGGCCGGGCGCAGGTGGGGGACCAGATCAAGATCCCGAAGTTCAACACCATCGGCGAGATGCAGGACATCCCCGAGGGCGGCGCCGCGAGCGTGCAGAGCCTCACGCAGGGCTCCGAGCTCGCGACGGTGGAGCACGCGGCTATCGCAATCGGCATCGGCGAGTGGGCCCAGATCGCCGCGGCCGACGACCCCTACGCCGAGGCGCGGCGGCAGATCGTGATCGCCGCGCGGCGCAAGCTCGACGCGAAGCTCATCGCCGCGGCCCGCACCACCACGCTGGTCCTCAACCGCTACGACTCGGGCGGCGCCGACGGCACGCTCAACTACGACATGGGCGCCGACGCGATGGCGCTCTTCGGCGACGAGTCCGAGGAAGGCGACTTCGTGCTCTGGGGCGTGCACTCCAAGACGAAGACGGACCTGCGCAAGACGAAGGACTCCACGGGTCGCGCGCTGCTCTCTGACCAGGAGGGCTCGCTCTCGCGCTTCATGGGCGTGCCCGTCGTGCAGTCGGACCGGATCACCCCGGACGCGACCGTCAGCCCGACGCGCTACGAGTCGCTGCTCATCAAGCGCGGCGCCCTCGCGGCGTGGATCAACCCCGACATGGGCATCCAGGAGGACCGGGACATCCTCGCGGACGACGTGGTGATGGCGTTCCACCTCTACTACTGCGTGCACCTCTACCTGCGCGCGCCCAACAGCACGTACTGCGGCGCCGCGAAGGTGCAGCACCGATGATCACCGCGCGCCGCCGCGCGCGGGGCCCCGCAGCGCCCGCGCACGCCGTCGAAGCCGCGCAGCCCGAGGCGCCGAAGGCCTCCCCGGTCACCCGCGACGCGACCGACGCGTCGACGGCGGAACGCCCCGCGAAGGCCTCGGGCGCGAAGCCCAGGCACTGACGGAGCGCCGCCGTGCCGCGAGCTCGCCCTGCGCGCCGCGTCTACTTCTTCAAGCAGACCACGGCCGCGCTCCGCGGCGACGACGGGCTCTCCGACGCCTGGCGCTCGAAGCGTCTGGCGGAGGCGGGCACCGCGCTCCCCGCGGCCTTCCCCTGGCGCGCGCAGGCGCTGGCCGTCGGTGTCCTCGCCATCGAGGACCTCGACGGCGCGAGCGCTCGGGCGATCAGGGAGCTGGGGCTCACCCATCGTCAGGCCACCGACATCTTCAACCGCATCGAGGGAATCACCGTGACCACCGAGTACTTCCAGAGCGGCCCCCGCGCGGGCGAGGCCTACGAGCAGGACGAGGTGACGCTCCTCGCGAGCGCCGCCCGCACCGCGAGCGTCAACGGCGACGCCTACGAGACGGGCGACAAGGGCACCCTGCGCCTCTCGCTCGCGATCACCGCGATCAGCGGCTCCGGGGCGACGCTCCAGGTGCAGATCGAGACGCGCAAGAACGCGGACGACGCCTGGCGAACGGTCGACGCGTTCCCCGCGCAGACCGCGACGGGCACGACGCGCAAGACCTTCTCCGGCCTCGACCGCTTCGTGCGCCCCGTGTGCTCGATCGCGGGCTCCTCGCCCTCCGTGACGTTCTCGCTCTCGGGCGAGGCCGTCTGAACCACCGTCCACCACCGCAGGAGATCCAACCGTCATGCCCATCCAGCACCTCTCCCAGACCGGCGTCCGGCTCTACGAGTCCGGCTCCGCGATCAACGCCTCCGTCGCCACCATCGCCGCGCTCAAGGCCCTCGCGAGCGGGCACAACGCGCGCGTGACCGGCAACGCCGTCATCGTCGACGCCGACGGCTCCGAGTGGGTCTTCAACGAGAGTTCGTCGCTGACCGGCGACGACCTCTTCGTCGTGACCCCCACGGCGGGCACCGGCCGCTGGCTGCGCAAGACGGGCATGGTCGACCTGAAGCTCGCGATCGGCTACGCGACCGCCGACGCGGCCGTGCTCGCGACGATCCCCACCGGCGCCCGCCTCCTCGTGCGCCGCTGCTACTGGGAGGTCACCACCGCGTTCACGGGCGGTGCGTCGTCCGCGATCGGCCTGTCGGGGCCCTCGCCGCACAACACCAAGGGCGACCTGCACGGCGGCGCGGGCGGCGACGTCGAGGCGACCCTCGACGCGGGCGTGAAGCTCGGGACCATCGGCGCGGACTGCGCCGCGGGCGTGCTGCTCAAGGCGGCCGACACGATCAAGTTCGACCGGATCACCAGCGCGTTCACCGCGGGCGCGGGCTACGCGCACGTGGTCGGCGAGCTCGTGCTCAACCCCGGCGCCTGATCCACCTCGCTGAGGGCAGACCGTGTCGCGCTACGCCACCACGACCGACCTCACGCGGCTCGGTCTGCCCTCGGCCGCGCTCACCAACGTCCCCACCGCGACGCAGGAGGAGTCCCTCGACGCGATGAGCGCCATCGCCGACGGCTACCTCTCCTCGCGCTACGAGCTGCCGCTCAGCGCGTGGGGGGATGACCTCCGCGCCTGCGTCTGCCGCCTCGCGGCCTACGACCTGATGGTCACGCGCGGCTTCAATCCGACGGCGGGGGGCGACGAGAGCCTCCTCGTGCGCCACGACCACGCGATGCGGTGGCTGCGCGACGTGGCTGGCGGCGTGGTCTCGCCTACGGGTGTGGTCGACGCGACGCCCGATGACACCACCGGCAACGAGACGACTTTCGCGGTGACCGACGCGCCGCGGGGCTGGCGTCGGTGAGCCTGCGCGAGTCCGGTGACCCGCTGGACCGCCTGGTCGCCGCCATCGACGACTTCGCGGAGCGCGGCCCCGAGCGCACGCTCCGGGCGATGGCCCGCGCGGGCGATGCGTTGATCCGCGAGGGCTTCGACCGCTCTCGCGCGCCGTCGGGCGTCGCGTGGCAGCCGCTGCGCGCCCCGCGGTCTCGACGACGCCCCGGGCGCCGCCCGCTGGTGGACACGGGCACGCTGCGCGCGTGGGCCTCGCACGCGATGGTCTCTGGCACCCGCGCGACGTGGGACGCGCCTGGCTACGGCGCCTTCCACCAGCTCGGCACCTCGCGCGTCCCCGCGCGTCCGTTCCTGCCTCCCGGGCGCCTCCCGCGCGTCTGGGAGATCCGCCTCGCCTTCGTCGCTGAGACCGCGCTCCCCGCGTTCTGATGGCCCTCACCGCCACGTTCAACACCATCGCCGCGGCGATGCTCGCGGCGTTCCCGACGCTCCAGACGGGCCTCGGGCAGCGCGCCCTCGATGCGGCCGGGAGCTACCCGCGCATGGTCTGGGTGCCGACGCGCGACACGTTCACCGCGCCGACGCGCGACCGCGCGCTCCAGCGCTCGCTGCGCACGTGCGAGACGAGCGTCGTGGTCTTCCTCTGGGGCGAGGACATCGCCGCGGTGGAGGACCTGCGCGAGCGGCTCCTCACCGAGCTGCAAGCCGCCGCGCCGGGCGCGTGGGACGTCTCGACGGGCGAGTGGGCCGGGCCCGGCGTGACGACCGCGGGTGAGCAGCTCGCGCTCACGATCGCGCTGAAGTTCTCCCAGCACGAACTCCCTGCGCCAACCACCGTGACCATCACCGCCGTGGCGCCCGACACCACGGCATCCGCTGACCCTGACGGCAACCTCGACGCCGGAGAGACCACCCTATGAGCCTCGCGTCTGCCTCCCTCACCATCGAAGACGGCGGCCTCGGCGCCGCGCGCGTCCTCTCTCGCCCGCCCGCGGTGGTGGGGTGCTGCTCAAGCGGCGACGCCGCCGAGCCGCTCCTGATCTCCAGCTCGGAGGACGCGGTCAAGGAGTTCGGGTACGGCCCGCTCGTGGAACTGATCGCGCTCTACCTGCGCATCGCGGGCGGCCCCGTGCTCGCGTGCAAGGCTGGGACGGTCACCTCCGGGAGCCTCGGCGGCTACGCCCAGGAGGGCGGTGGGAGCGGCGCCGCGGGGAGCTTCACCGCGGGCGGCTCGAACACCTCCACGGCGATCCCCGCGCTCACGGGCACGACCACGATCCCGCGCGCGGTGCGGGTGAAGATCACGACGGCGGGCGCGAACATCGCCGCCGTCCCCGTGACGCAGGTGAGCGTCGACGGCGGCATCACCTGGTACGCGGTCGGGGCCCCTGCTGTGAGCGCGACCCCGCAGGCGATCGGCGACACCGGCCTGCTCCTGGCATGGACTGACGGGACGTTCGTGCTGAACGACTACTGGACCGCGTTCGGTGCGGACAGCGCGACCCCGGGCGACGCCTCGGGCGCGACGGTGCTCACGCCCTCGGGCACGCCCCGCGACGCCTACGACGTGCGGATCCTCGTGACTCGCGCGGCGACCACGCCCTCCGCGGGCACCGGCGCAGTGAAGTACTCCCTCGACGGCGGGCGCACCTACAGCACCGAGGTCGCGGTCCCCACGAGCGGAAACCTCACCCTCGGCAACACCGGGATCACCGTCGCGTTCAGCGCCGCGTCCCTCGCGGTCGGCGACGAGTACCGGTTCAAGACCACGGCGCCGGCGTGGGACGGAACGACCCTCGACGCCGCCCTCGACGCGCTCGCCGACAGCGCCCACGACCACGAGTTCGTGCACGTCGCCGAGGCCCTCGACGCCACCAGCGCAGGCACGCTCAAGACCTCCATCGAGGCGCTCTCCAAGAGCGGGATCTACCGCTGGGGCTACGGTGCGCCGCGCGACCAGGGCGCGTCGATCGAAGGCGAGACCGCGAGCGCGTGGCAGACCGTGCTCCTCGGTGCGTCTCCGGGCTTCGCATCCTTCAACTCGAAGCTCATCAAGCTCGACGCGGGCGCGGCCTACATCGCGATGATGGACGGCTCCGAGATGCGCCGCCCCGTCGCGTGGGTGATCGGCCCGCGCCTCGCGCTCATCCGCGAGGCGAGCGGCGGGTCCGGGCTCGCGGAGCACCCGGGCCGCGTGAAGAGCGGCGCCCTGGCCGAGATCGAACAGGGGGACCTCATCCACGACCTGCGGCTGCTCACGAGCCTCACCACGGGCCGCTTCGGCGGCGCGCAGAGCTTCGTGGGCCGCGTCGGGTACTTCGCCACGGACACCACGATGGCGCCGTCGGGGTCGGACTACCGCAAGGTGATGAACGTGCGCGTCATCGTCGAGGGATCGCGCGTCGGGATGAACGCGCTGCAGGATCTCCTCAACGACGACTTCCGCACCGCGGCAGGCGGCACGATCGACCGCCGCGACGCCAGTGCTGTCGACGCCTACCTCACCGGCGCGCTGAGCGCGGCGATAGTGGAGACGAACCTCGCGAGCAACGCGAGCGCGCAGGCGAACCGCACTGACAACATCCTCACGACGGAGAATCTGCGCGCGAAGCTGCGCATCCGTCCGAAGGGCTACGCCACCACCATCGAGGCCACCATCGGCCTCACCGCGGAGTGATCATGGGCGCGCTCATCAACGGGAAGTTCAAGAGCTATGCCTCGATGGAGGTCCGCGTCGACGGCGGCCCGCCCATCCAGGCCAAGGGCATCAAGTACGGCTACAAGGTCTCCGAGACCATCGTGAAGGGGCGGCGCGGCCCTCGCGGGCGCACGCGCGGCCAGCTGGAGTTCGAGGAGGGCGCCCTCACGCTGTACGAGTCCGACTACCGGGACCTCGCGACGGCCGGGTGGCTCGACCGTATCCACACGATCACCGTCACCTACGCCGAGGGGGATGACCAGCCGGTGGACACCGACACGCTCGAAGGCGTGCGCTTCCTCGGCGACGGCAACAGCGGCGCCGAAGAGGGGACCGACGCGATCGAGCACGCGATCCCCTTCTCGATGCTGAACGTCAAGACCAACGGCGTCTCGCCGATCGGGGAGTGAAGATGGACGACGAGAACAACGAGAACGACGAGCTCGCGACGCAGACCGAAACCGAGCAGAACGCCGAGGCCGAGGCCGCGGTGCAGAAGCTCCTCGCCGAGATGCAGGCCAAGCACAACTGCCCGCTCCTCGGGTACTACGTCGAGGGCCACGGACCCTTCATCTTCAAGCGCGGGGGTCACGCCGACTGGAAGCGATCGAAGGCGCAGCGCCTCCAGGTGTTCACGAAGCCCGAGGTCGTCGCGATGGCGAACACGAACCTCGCGCGGAGCCTGCTCGTGCACCCCGACGCGGAGACCTGGCGGACCTTCGCACTGGCGGAGCCCGGCGCGGCCGACGACCTCGGGGGCCAGATCTTCGAGCGCCTCGACGGAAGCGCGCGGGTGATCCTGGGAAAAGCCACGGGCTGATTCGCGAGGCAGAGCGCGACGAGAACGTCGCCGCGGACTGCATCCTCGCGCTCCTGCACCACGACCCCGAAGCGGCCTCGCCCGAGGCCCGCGCGGGCGCACTGATCCTGGGCCGCATGGCCCTCGGGACTGACGCGCTCATCCAGGGCATCGCCAAGGCCGCGCCAAAGAAGCCATGAAGACCACGTGGACGCTGGAGCTGAAGGGGGACCGCGCGCAGCGCGTGGCGCGCAGCCTGCGCCGCGACCTCCAGACGCTTCAGAGCGCCCTCGAAGGCGTGGACCTCGCGGCGCGGCGCACCAGCGGCGCGCTCTCCTCCATCTCTTCGCCCGCGGCCATCCAGCGGCGCGTGCGCGGCGAGCAGGAGATCGCGCGCGCTGCCAGCCGCACCTACGAAACGCGGCGCAGCGGATCGAAGCGCGTCTCCCAGGACGAACGGACCCAGGCGCGCATCCGCGCCAGCGTCGACCGGGCGCAGCGCGCGAACGCGCGCGCGGCGGAGCGCGAGGCGCAGCGGGCCTCCCGCCGTCAGGACCAGGACCGACGCCGCGCGGAGCGCGACACCGCCCGGGCAGACCGCTCATGGCGGCGCGAGATGCGCGAGCGCGGTCGCATGGTGCTGTTCAACCAGCGCCTTGCGCAGCGCGCGGAGCGCACGACTGAACAGCAGCGGACGCGGGCGATTCGTGAGATGCGCCAGACCCGCCGCGAGCAGATCGACCTGCTCAGCGGCGTGGGCGGCATCATGGGGGCCATCGCGTCCACGGCCGCGGGCATCACCGCGACGGCCGCCGCGATGGTCGCGGGCTTCGCGGCCGTCGGCTTCGAGATCGGCCGGTGGATTGTCCAGATGGCGACGTTCCGCGAGTCCGCCGTCACCACGCTCGGCGCGGTGTTGGGCGGACGCGGCACGGGCGCGACGAGCGTTGGGCGCGTGGGCGCCGCAGCGTTCCGGCGCTCGCAGGCCATCGCGCGGCTCACTCCCGCCGACGAGCGCGGCGCCATCGAGGCCGACGTGCAGATCGCGTCCGCGGGGTTCCGCGGGCGGCAGGCCGAGCGTGTCTCCGCGGCGGCCCTCGACGCGCAGGCGCTCAACAGCCTCGACCCCACCGCGCAGCGCCGCTTCGTGCTGGGGCTCTCGCAGCTCCATGGGTCTGCGAGGGCGCGCGAGGAGGACATCCGGCAGACCGCGTTCGCGGCGGGGATCGGTCCCCAGGCCGTCACCCGGCGCGCGGCGCAGCTCGCGGGCGTGACGCAGAACGCCGGCGAGACGGACATCGCCTACCAGCGGCGCATCGACCAGGCGCGCCTCGGCGGGCGCATCACCGGGCAGATCGCGGAGGAGGCGGTCCTGCAGGAGTTGCAGAGCGTCACCGGGCAGCGCCTGGGCGGCTTCGCGCGGCTGCGCGGCCGGTCGCTGGGCGGCGCGGTGTCGAACCTCGAAAGCGCCCCGCTCGGGATGCTCACGAGCTTCGGCGTCGACCAGCTCCCCGGGATGATCGCGCTGCGCGACAGCATCGCGGCGCTCGGCAACGCGCTCGGCGGCGCGAGCCCCGCGGGGCTGCGCCTTCAGCGGTCCATCGCGGGCATCATCGACACCGCGGGGCAGGCACTCGGCTCGTTCCTCACGCCCGAGAACATCGAGCAGTTCGTGGGGATGCTCGCAGACGCGCTCCCGCAGATCGCCGAGGTGATCCGCCTCGTCTCGGGCCCCGCGCTCGAAGGGCTCCGGCGCGGACTCGGACCGCTGCTGACGATGTTCAGCAGCGGTGCGAACGACCGCGAGACCACCCTCGCGTTCTTTCAGCAGCTCGCCGAGTCCCTCGGGTACATCGTCGGCGTCAGCGTTCGCATCACGGTGGCGTTCACGGCGCTCTTCGCGGCGCTCGCGATCCTCGGCGATGGCGCGATGCAGGTGTTCAACGCGATCACCGGCGCGCCCATGCAGCTCCTCGAAGCCCTTTCGTCCGTGCGCGCGCAGGTGGGCGAGCTCGCCGCGGGCATCGGCACCGCCATCGGCGACGGCATCCGCGCTGGGATCACCGGCGCGGTGGGCTCCGTGCGCGACACGGTGGGCTCGTTCGCGGGCTCCATCATCTCGACCGCGCGCGGCGTGCTCGACATCAACTCCCCCTCGCGGGTGTTCGCGCAGATGGGCGCCTACACCGCCGAGGGCTTCGCGGTCGGTCTCGAGCGCGGCCGCCCCGACGTGGGCGCCGCGGTCTCGGGGATGCTCTCCGCGCCGCTCGCGGGCGGCGGTGGTGGGCGCGGACCCGTCAACATCAACATCGTCGTCGAGGGCCGCAGCGGCGAAGACGACGAGGGCCTCGCGGACCGCATCGCGCGCCGCGTGGCGGACCTGTTCGCGGGCGACATGGACGCCGCCGCGCTCACGGTGGGCTGATGGCACTCCCGTTCCCTCAGGACCCCGACGGCGACACCTGGTACGAGATCACCATCGCGGGCGTGAAGTTCCGCGGCGAGGTGGAGGTCGACGGCGCGAAGCGCGCGCTCCGGGCCGACGTGCGCAATCGCCGCGGCGCGCGTGGCGCGTCCATCGCGACCCACGGGCGCAAGCTCGCGGAGCCGAAGATCACGCTGCGCGCGTGGACCGCTGAGCAGCACGCGCAGCTCGAAACCATCGCGGAGCGCGCCTTCCCGTCGACGCGCACCGCGCGCCACGACGCGGTCGCCGTCGACTACCCCCCGCTCGCGTTCCACGGCATCACGCAGGTGCTCGTGCACGAGGTCGACGGCCCGAAGCCCCTCGACAACGGCATGACGGAGATGGTCCTCAGCACCTACGAGTTCCACCCGCCGCCCCCCGCGTCCGCGGCATCGCGTCGCCCTGACCCGGCGACGGAGCCTGCGGACGACATCGACCCGGAGATCGGGACCGCGTACCGGAACAACCCCATCCCGACGCCGCCCTCACAGGGGACCGCCCCCGCGCCTCCTGCGCGCCTGGGGGCCCGCTGATGGAGGTCTCGCTCAACGGCCTCCCGGTGACCCGCTGCACGATCCTCGCGCCCCGCATCGGCGCATGGACCGCCGACGTCGCCGTCGACACCGAGACCGACATCGCCGGCGCGGTGTCCCTCGTCATCGAGGGTGTCACGCTGCGCGGCGCCGTGGTCCGCGGCGGGGTCGTCTACGGGCGCTGGAGCGGTCGCATCGTCGGCGGCGCGGGCCGCCTCCTCGCCCCCGTCGCCCCCGTCGCGCAGTACACCACGACGCTCGCCGTGGCCCTCGCGGACGTGCTGCGCGAGGCCGGAGAGACGCTCGCCGCGACCAGCGGGGACCTCTCGGCGAACGTCACGCGCTGGCACCGCGCCGCGGGCACCGCCGCGAGCGCGGTCGCCGACGTCGCCCGCGCCGCCGGGTTCACCTGGCGCGTGCTCGCCGACGGCACGGTCTGGATGGGCGCGGAGACCTGGACCGCGGCGACCGTGACCGGCGTGGAGCTGCTCGACTGGCGCCCCGAGATCGGTCGCGCGGAGCTCGGGGGCGACGCCGCGGCGCTCCTGGGGATCCTCCCCGGGCAGACCCTCACCCTCGACGCGATCACCCTGCGCGCCGGGTGCGTAGAGCACCGGATCGACGCGGGCGAGATCCGCACGGTGGTGTTCGCGGAGCCCGCGGAGAAGCCCTCCGGGCGCTTCGTGGACGCGCTTGCGCGCCTCGTGGCGGCGCTCACCCGGCGCGTGGACTACCTGGGGACCTTCCCGGCGCGCGTCGTTCAGCAGCACGCCGACGGCACCCTGGACCTGCGCCCCGACGACGAGACCCGCCTCGCGAGCTGCACGCGCGTCCCGCTGCGACACGGCCTCCCTGGCGTCACTGCGGTGTCCGTCGCGGCCGGGACGCGCGTGCGCCTCGCCTTCGACGCGGGCGACCCGTCGCGGCCCTACGCGGCCCTCTGGGACGCTGGGAACGCGACCTCCGTGACCTTCAACGGCTCGACGCGCCGCCTCGCGCGGACGAACGACACCAGCGCGTGCGGGACGCTGATCACCGTGGCTGGGAGCGTCGTTTCGTACATCCCGCCCGGTACCCCGCTCCCCGCCCCGCTCCCTGTGGGCGGCACCGCGATCGCCCTCTCGGGCGTGATCACCGGGACGAGTTACCTCCGTGGCTGAGCTCAGCACCGACATCTCGACGCCCGCAGGGACCGACGGCCTCCCGGGCATGGACCCCGCGTTCCGCGTCGTCTCGGGCCGCACCGCGCTCGCACAGGGGCTCCTGCGCCGCCTCACGACGCAGCGTGGGACCCTCGTGGGCGACGCGGGCTACGGCTGCGACGTGCGCGCCTGGGCGAACGACACGCTCGACGCGGGCGCGCTGCGGCGCATCGAAGCCCGCGTGGCCGACGAGCTCCGCGCCGACGAGCGCGTGGACGACGTCGCGGCGGTCGCGACCTTCGCTGCGGAGGTCCTCCGCATCGTCGTGCGGGTGCGCCCCGTCGACGGATCCGCGCCGCTGCGCCTCACCCTCGCGGTGTCCACCGTCACCGCTGAACTCCTTTCCGCCGAGGCCGCCTGATGGTCACCAGCGTCTCCGAGCTCATCACCGAGAAGACGGAGAGCACCATCCTCACGGAGCTGCTCGCCGCGGCGGCCGCGCTCGGGCTGCCGACCACGAGCTGGCAGAGCGGGAGCGTCCCGCGCGTGCTCCTCCAGTGCGACGCGCGCGCCCTCGCAGACCTGCGCGCCAGCGTGCGATCCATCGCCCTGGGCGCGTACCTCGACGACGCCGAGGGCGGCTGGCTCGACATCCTCGCGCTCGGGAAATACGGCGTCTCGCGCGTCCTGGCGACCTTTGCTGAGGGCTACGTGCGCCTCACCGACACGGGCGGCGCGGGGCCGTGGTCCATCGCCGCGGCGGCCCTCGTGGTGAGCGACGGCACGCTCCGGTTCCGCTCGACGAACACCACCACCCTGACGCTCCCCGCCGGCGGGACCCTCGACGTGCCCGTGCGCGCGGAGGGCACAGGCGCGGACTACAACGTCTCGACGCTCGCGACGATGGTCTCTCCCGCGCTCGCCGGGGTGACCGTGACCTCGCCCGCGTACGGCGGCGGCGCGACCTGGCGCACGGCCGACGGCGCCGACGACGAGGGCGACGAGTCCGTGCGTGTCCGGTGCCGCGCGCGCTGGGGCACCCTCGGCCGCGGCGCGAACGACGACGCGTACATCTACCTCGCGACGACGTGCCCCGACGCGCCCGCGATCACCCGCGCCAAGGTGGTGTGGGGCATCGGCGACGGCACCGTGCAGGTGTACATCGCCACATCGAGCGGGCCCGCTTCGCCCTCCGAGGTCGCGGCGGTGAAGGCGTACCTCGACACCAACGCCCCGGGCACCGACACGCCGGAGGTCGACGCGGCCGCGGCCGTCGCCATCGCGATCACCGCCATGATCGCCACGACGGACACGTCGAGCGCGAACGAGACCGTGATCGACGACGCGCTCCAGGCCCTGCAGGCGTCCCTCGACATCGGCGACGACGTAGACCTCGGCGCGATCTACCACGCCTGCTACGCGGGCACGGGCGTGCGCGACGTGGACCTCACGGTCTCGCCCTCCGCGGACGTGTCGATCGGCGCGCACCAGATCGCCTCGCTCTCCTGGACGCTCACCCTCAGCGCGCCGTGACCGACACGTACCGCGAATACCACCGCGCGCTGCACCCCACGTGGGCCCGCAACGCCGCGGGCCTCGCGTGGGCCGACACGCACGGCGACGCGAAGGACGCGCTCATCACCGCGGCGCAGGACGCCGTGGCGGTGGGGATGGCGCACCTCGCGCCCGCAGACGCCCTCCCGCGCCTCGGCGCGGACGCGCGGATCCCCCGCCTCCCCGACGAGGCCGACGCGGACTACCGCGACCGCATCGCGGGCGCGTGGGAGTCGCACGGGTGGGTCGGCACCGTCTGGGGGATGGTCTACGCGCTGAAGCTGATCGGCGTGCCCTCGCGACCCATCGCGCAGCGGCGCTGGGCGACGGCGCCCGATGGCCGCGCGGACCTCTGGGCCCGGTGGTGGATCCACATCCCCCTCGGCGCGATCACCGTCGGCTCCGTCGCGCTCGGGAGCGGGTGGACCGTCGGCGGCTCCTCGCCATTCGAGCTGCTCGTGGTCGGCGGCGGGTGGAAGGTCGGCGACGGGAGCACCGTGGGCTCGACCGCCACCGTCGCGCAGATCGACGCCATCCGCCGCCAGTTCGCGCGCGCCAAGAGCGCCCGTGACCGCGTCGAGGCGGTGTTCCTCGGGGAGCACGCCGTCTACGTCGGCCTCGACGGGCTCTCCGTCGGCGCGTTCGTCGTCGGTGAGGGGCCCACCATCGCGTGGCGCCGGCCGCTCACGATCGGCGGGGGCTGGATCGTCGGCAACGAGACCTCCGGCACGGGCCCGTGGTGGCCGCGCGTCGGGCACGACTTCATCGTCTGAACCTCACCGGAGAACCCCATGACCGCCACTGCTTCGTTCACGCCCACCCCGGAGTTCGTCACGGGCTCCGTCCTCACGCTCGCCGACGGCGACCCCGGCGACGCCGCCTCGCTCAACGCCGCGCCCAAGAGCGCGCTCAACCAGGCCGCACACCTGCTCGCCGCGGTCGACGGGCTCCTGGTGTGGGCGCGCAAGGCGCGCGTCGCGACCGGTGGCGCGTCGTCTGGGAACACCGGGATCTACGTCCCGCCCATCGAGGCGGTGTCGCTGCTCAACGGGTCAACGTGGGTGGCGAAGGCGCTCGCGACGGAGACGCAGCTCACCACCGCGGACCACTTCGGCGGCGGGACGCTGGCCGCCGATACGAACTACTACGTCTACGCGGTGCTGAGCGGCGGCGCGCTCTCGTTCGAGATCTCCACCACCGCGCCGGATGCGGCGCTGACCTGGAAGACCGGGGCGACGGGCACGGCCCGGTACCTCTTCGCGGTGCACACCAACAGCAGCGGCGTCCCGCTCCCGATGCAGATGTCGGGCGGCAGGTACCGCTACCGCGTGTCGGCGATCACCTCGACGGAGCTGCGCGCGCTGAACGCGTCGGCCGTCGCCGGGGTCGCGACGGACGTGATCCTCGCCCGCGCGGGTGTGGCCGGGCGCGAGCTCCTCCCGGCGCACGCGCGCATCGCGTGTCTGCGCGCCGTGTGCATCTCCAGCGGCAACAGCGCGTCGGATCAGGTGACCGGGCTCGTCTACACGAACGGCGACACCACGACGCCCACCGCGCGCTTCGTCATGTACCCGCAGACCGCATCGCAGGAGATGCGGATGGACTTCGACATCGAGTGCGACAGCGCCCGCACGGTGGACTACACGCTCGCGGTGGGGAACGCCGACGCGAGCGACCCGACGTTCGGCTCGTTCGACCTCTACGTTCTCGGCTTCGACGAGTAGGCTGGCGGTCACTGGATGTTCGCGGAGACCGCGGCGAACTTCGCCACGAGGCGGTAGGCGGGCTGGCCGCCGACCATCGTGTCGGGCTGACGCATCCAGCTCATCTGCGGCATGGTGCAGGGCGTGCCCGAGAGGAGCTGGCAGAGCGTCTGGTTGAGCGCCGAGACGTTGATGTTGCGCGCCGCCTCGACGGTGATCGCCGCCTCGACGGTGCCGCCCATCATGGTCTCCCACTCGCTGGTGCACTCGTTGTAGCGGCCAGCGCGGATGCGGCCGAGGCCGATGCAGCCGCGGTCCATGGTCACGGGCACGTCCACGAGGCGCGCGTTCGAGAGCGGGAGCTCAACGAGGATCGAGCCGTCGTCGTTGAAAATCGGGAGGTTGACCGTCGCCATCGAGTCGACGGTGGAGACCGTGCTGGTTCCCATGGTCATGCCCGTCGCGGGGTTCCAGCGGTTCGGCATCCCGCCCATCGTCGGCGCGTTGTTGTTGTAGTACGCGAACGTGCCGTCCATGAGGCCCAGGCCGACCGTCCCGCGAGTGAACATGCGGTTGAGGGGGCCGGTGCGGAACGTGTTGTTCGCGAAGTCGACGCTCACGCCCCAGAGGAAGCGGCCGTCGCGCAGCGGGGGGTTGATCACGCCCGCGATGAGCGGGCTCGCGAGGGCCACCGGCTGGGTGATGGTGAGCGCCGTGACGCGCCACGAGGGCGTCATCTCGTTGTTCATGTAGCGCTGGCGCGGACAGAGCGGGTCGGTGCCCTCCTCCGTGTAGCAGCTCGCCGGGCCCGCATCGCCGGGGGCGCTCGAGTCCGACGGCGTGCCCGTGTCCACCGCCGGCACGTCCCGCGGAGAGACCACGTCCCCGACCGCAACCACGTCGACCGGCGCGCCGCCGTCCCCGACCGACGGGGCATCCATCGCAGGCGCGTCACCGATCGCGGCGGCATCCGCCCCGGCGTCGGCCGTCCCGCACGAGCACGCCCCGTATCCGTCCCCGCTCGCGGCGCAGACCTGCGCGCCGCTACCGCCACCGGGGCAGGCGCAGGCGACCTGCGCACCGGGGGTGCAGCGCGCGGGCGGGTCGGTGGCAGAGCAGGCGATGACCGATAGGACCATGGCGGCGAGGAGGTGGCGCATCGCCCCACGATACGACGAGAGG